GTAGAGATTTTTGTATGTCTTAAGGGTAGGGGAACATCTCCTGCCCAAATAAGTAAAGTTCATGCCTGTATAAGAGAAATAGCAGGAGAACTTGGGTTTCCATTTGATGACATGAAATTGATCATCAAAGAGAAGGCTGGATTATGCTATGAAGTAGAAGATGAAGGTGAAAGAAAGATAGTATGCAAATCATTTGCTGATTGCAGTTTACTAGAAATAACCTTGGCTATTGAAGCTTGTAAAGATGTAGCTAGACAGAATGATATTATTCTTGAGTAGGAGCCTCATATCCTTCATCCCCTGGTTGAAGAAGTTCTTTCTCATCATAAAGAGCATTCTCTTTAGCAACTTTTTCAATTTCTGCTAACAAAACAGTAATTGTATAAAAGCTACGCTCAAGATCATTCATTTCTTCATATTTCCCTCCCATTATTTTCTTAAGAGATTCATCTCTTTTGACAGGGTCAGGAACTTGATTGAATAGATAGAAGAGTACATGCTTAAGCATCTTATAGAAGTTATTATTGACCTTTACATCAATAATAGTGTCTTGTTTGAGTTCTTTTACTTTAACCGCCATAACACAAATATAGAAAATATGAATCAGAAACTAGACATTGAGGAAATAAAAGAAAAAATATTGGCTAAACTTGAACCATCAGGTTGGGCTAGAGTATTGAAGAGTTTTATCTATAGCAGTGACTTTGATAACATTATAGTAGAGCTTGCTAAACAAGCAAAAGATGGTAAGAGATTTACCCCTACTATGAAGAACTGGTTCCGGGCATTTGAAGAGTGCCCATACAGTGAGCTTAGGGTGGTAGTCATTGGCCAAGATCCATACCCTGGATTAGGACATGCTGATGGGATATCATTTAGTCTGAGTCAAACAGAAGATATGCAACCAAGTTTAAAGTACTTGTTAAATGCAGTCAACAAGTCCGTATATAATAGTGCACCAGTTTCCGTAGATAAAGATCTTACAAGATGGGCAAACCAAGGTGTACTAATGTTTAATACGGCTTTGACAACTAATGTAGGTAAGATAGGTCAGCATTATCTGATTTGGAAGCCATTCTCTGCATACCTGTTTGATTGGCTTACCTGGCACAACAGTGGAATCATTTACGTGTACTTAGGTAAGAAAGCAGAAGAATGGGCATCATGTGTAAATGATAATAACTACAAGTTCTTTGTAACGCACCCAGCAGCCGCCAGCTATACTGGCCATAAAGAATGGGATAGCAAGAATGTATTTGTAGAGATTAAAGATTTACTCAAGAAGAATAATAATTTTGATATTGAGTGGTGATGGAAGAAATTTTCAACAAATTAATAAAGAACGGCTTGTCTCCAAACCAGTTCTATTTACTGTGGTGTAAGAAGAACAGTATTGTACCATCATTTAACACCAACTATTCTGTAGAGCTAATGCGTCTCAAGAATGGTGGATGGTTGAATGATGATGATACAATCACAAGTCCTTCTCTCATACTTTTACAAGAAATAGAATCTTACTTTAAGAACAGTAAGAAAAAGACTTCTAAAGACGTTATGGGTGAAAATTTCATGGTAAACATTGAGGCTTATTTGGAACTTTTTCCTAAATTTAAGCTTCCCAGCGGTAAATATGCAAGAGCAGACAAGACAAACCTTGAAGGTAACTTCAGGTGGTTCTTTGAGAGTCACAAGTACTCTTGGGAAACAGTATTTAACGCAACAAAGTTGTATTTAGATCAGTATGAAAGACAAGGTTACAAATACATGAGAACTTCTCAGTACTTTATCCGCAAACAGAATCCTGATAAGACATATGATTCAGAGCTAGCAAATTATTGTGATATGATTACAAATGGAGAAACAGGAATTGATGACACACATTTTAGTGAGAAAGTATTTTGATAGACTACAAATTAAAGATCTTCATTATAGCATTAATGGGATCACTCATTGGGTACAAAGTAGTTGATCTATTTATAATCCCAGTGACCTTTTGGCAATACTTCAGTATTGAAGTTGTCATAACAGTATTACATGTACTCTATGACATTGTCAAGCAGAAGGAAATAAACAGGTAAATATGGATAACAAAGAAAAGGCTGGCCAAAAGAAAAAGTGGAACAGTCAACGTGAAGGTTTTCAGGAATCTCTGAGATATCTACAGGGTAGAATGAAAGGTGAGATTAAGAGTCTCAGAACACCATGGGCAAAGTTTAATAATGCAACTACAGATGGATTAGAGTGGAATACCTTCACTGTGATTGCCGGTAGGCCTGCCAGTGGTAAGACTCTTATTGCAGAACAAATTGTAAGAGAGTCCTTTCCTCTTAACCCCGGTGAGAACTTTAGAGTCCTGCAATTCCAATTTGAGATGCTAGCAAGAACTTCTGCAATACGTGAGTATTCCAGTGTGATTGGTAGATCTTACAAGTACTTATGTAGTGCTGACGGAAAACTTTCAGGTGATGATTTACAAAAATGTTATGATTACGCAAAAGCCAAAATAAAGTATCCCATAGACGTAGTAGAAAGGCCTTGTACCGTAGAAGAGTTCAAGCAAATTATAGGGGAATACATGATGGACCATGCACACTATGATTCTGATGATAATCTGATTTTTACAAAAGCTCTGATTACTATAGATCACTCTGTACTATTTAAGAACGGACCTACGGAAAAGTCTAAGCAGGACATGCTAGCAAACCTAGGTGAAGCAATTACATCTCTTAAAAGACAGTGGCCGGTAGCATTTGTACTCTTGAGTCAGCTCAATAGAAATATTGACAACCCTGAGAGAAGTGAAGATGGTAAATATGGTAATTACGTGCTTGAGTCTGATATATTTGGTTCTGATGCAATTCTGCAGCATGCTGATACTGTCATAGGAATTAATAGACCTGGTAAACAGAAAATTAGATTCTATGGACCTGATAGGTATGTGATTGATGATGACAAGATCTTAGTACTACACTTTCTTAAATCAAGAAATGGTGAGACTGGATTATGTTTCTTCAAGGCTGAATTTGAAAAGATGATGATTGCAGAGATGATTACACCTCCACAACAGGAGAAAAGACTAACAACAAAATAGTAAATTATGAGTTTAACAACAAAACCTACAATCAACAGGCAAGAAAAGACTGAGGAACTGTATGCGTTTCATGAATGGAAATTCAAGTTACTAGGTGAAGACAACCCAGTATTCATCCCCAAGTGTGCTTATGTGCCTAAATTTATGTCAGAGCAGCATATTGGATTCTTTCTTAGTGAACTTAAGAAAGGCAAGGATATCTATACTGAGTTTACAAGTATTGACCTAGACCCTGAAGATCCTACCAGAACTCTTTACAAGTGGAGATTCAATCCCCATTATGAAGAAGAGTATGAGAAGACTGAACCAGCAGCTAATGGTCATTTCAGATATCTTGTCCCTGTATCAGAGTTGATTAAGATTGAAATGGAACAAGCAGTAGAGGTAAGTGAGTTCCCAGACTTTGATGAGATCATGGATCCAGATCTAGATGCTCCGTTGAGTCAAATTACAATGAGAGATCTTGCAGCTATCATGCTTAAAAAGCCGGTAAGTAACAAGAAATGGTTAAATGACATCATTAATTCTTAAGTCATGGGAATAACATTGCCAACTGTAAAAATTAAGGGGGACAGAGTGAACCCTAAGAGAATATTAATTTATTCTAAGCCAAAGACTGGTAAAACCACAGCGTATGCTGGTCTTGAAAACAATCTGATTTTTGATTTAGAAAACGGAACTGATTACATTGATGCTCTGAAGATCAAGATCACTACTCTTCAAGAACTGCTAGATGCCGGTAAAGCTATTAAGGAAGCAGGAAGACCATATGATTATGTTACCATAGATACTGTAACTGCATTAGAGGAAATGATTATGCCATTGGCTATCAAACTCTACAGACAGACTCCAATGGGTAAGAACTTTGATGGTGACACTGTAGTTACTTTAGCTAATGGTGCAGGATATTTATATATCCGTCAAGCATTCTTCCAAGTATTGGATTTTATTGATACATTAGCGCCCACAATTATCTTATCAGGTCATATCAAAGACAAACAAGTTGATGATAAAGGTGAACTAGTTATGTCTGCCAACATTGACTTAACTGGTAAGATTAAATCAATGATTTGTGCACAGGCTGATGCTATTGGTTATATGTATAGAAAAGGTAATAAGACCATTCTTACATTCAAAACCAATGATGAAGTCACTTGTGGTGCAAGACCAGAGCATCTTAGAAATGAGGAGATAGTAATAACAGAGATGATTGACGGAGTCCTTAAGACAACTTGGGACAAGGTATTTATTAACAAATAAAACAAAGAAAGATGGCTTTAAGCACAACAGATTTGGGCAAAGAAGGTGGAGGACTACCTAAAACATTTGCACCGGGAAACCACGCACTACAAATTAACAGTGTGTATTTAGAAGATTTCAAATTCATTCCAGATGCAGTGCATCTCATGATGAACATGGAGACTGAACCTATTGAAGGGTTTGAAGGATTTATGATTGACAAAGATGATGCAAGCAAGGGTCACTATGCAGGTCAGATTGGTAGAGTTAAGGCTAGCCAATATGCATTTGCTGATGGTGAGACTAAGTCAGGTATCAAGATTCAGAGAGATAGATCTATCATGATGTTCTTGCAGAACTTATGTAAGACTTTGGGAATCAATGATTGGTTCTTGGCCCAGGATAATAAGCATGACACAATCCAGGAGTTTGTAAATGCATTCAACACCACAGCTCCTTTTAAAGATAAGTATCTTGAGTTCTGTATTGCTGGTAAAGAATATGAAGGTAAAACTGGTTACACTAATTACGATATGTGGTTGCCAAAAGGTTCTAAAGATGGTTATGCCTATGCAGCTAAAGGCTCTAAGGTAATACCTTACAATGAGGCAGATCATCTTAAGAAACTAGAAGTAAAACCCGTTGTGGGATTCGGTGATGATGATTTGGATATTCCAACTAGATCATCTTCAGACTTCAGTCTTGACTAAGCATAGCAGCTTATAGTTAAAGGGGAGTCTAAGGGTTCCCCTTTTCTATTAAATTTACAAATTATGATATCTACAAGAACAATTATCGGGGGTATAGAAGATGTACCAAGAGAATGGATATTTGAATACTATCTCAATCTCAAGGAAAGACTAACAGGTCAAGATGTAAAGATTTTATCTGCATTTAATTCTAGTGATAAAGTACCATCCATGTTTGTCTATTTTGACACCATGAGTGGACAGTACAAGTTCAAAGATTTCTCTTCAGGTCATCAGGGTGATGCAATTCATTTAGTAACATCCTTGTTTAATCTTGGAACATTTGCTCATACAGTCAATAAAATTGTGGCTGATTATGCTGCCTATCTCAAGGATAATAACATTACTGCAACTACAGAGCATCAGTTTCATGATAAGTTTAAGGTTACTGACTATGAGATCAGACACTGGACTAATCTAGATGAGGCCTATTGGATGGGTTACAAGATAGGTTCTAAGTTATTAGAGCACTACAATGTTGCTCCGTTAGAGTTCTTCACTATGGAGAAGACAGAACTAGATGGTACTGTAACTTCTATGACCTTTAATAGAAAGTATGTCTATGGTTATTTCCGGAAAGATGGTTCTTTATACAAGATCTACATGCCCAAGAATCCAGAGAAGAAGTTTATCAAAGTTGAGAATTATACACAGGGTTCTGATCAGTTAACCTCTAGCAGTTGTGATGCTTTGATTATTACTTCATCTCTCAAAGATTTAATGGCATTTAGGAAACTTGGAATAAAAGGTTATCAATCAATTGCTCCTGACAGTGAGAACAGTATGATTACTAAAACTGGTATGCACATATTGAAGCAAAGATTTGGTAAGGTGATCGTCTTGTTTGACAATGATGAACCGGGTATAGCAGCAGCTAAGAAGTATCAGGAAAACTATGGAGTTAGCTATGTAGTGCTTGATATGGAGAAGGATTTATCTGATTCAGTCAAGGCTCATGGTCTTATTAAAGTCAAGGAAAAATTAGTATCTTTATTAGATGAGTTGGACATTTCAAGGTAAAGAGTTTGATGAATTCTGCATCCCAGATGGTGGTGTAGGTTTTATCTACATGATGACTGCCATTATAGATGGTAAGTCAATTGCATATATTGGTAAGAAGAACTTCTTTGCTAATATCAAGAGGAAAATGGGTAAGAAAGCATTAGCTATGAGCACTGATAAAAGGCTCAAGAAGTATACGCGGGAACTTAAACCAGATTTCATGAGATATTACAGCAGTAATAAGATTCTCAAAGATGCTCACAAAGCAGAAGTACAAATCAAGAGAGAGATTCTCAGGATATGCTATTCAGCCACAGAGCTTACATACCAGGAAGTAAAGCACCAGTTTCAATATGAAGTGCTTGAGAAAGAAGAATTCCTAAATGGGAATATCTTAGGTAGGTTTTACAAAACAAAATAATATGATTCCAAAAGAAAAAGCAGAGGAACTGTACATCAGTGCCCGAAAACTTCATGGAGTAGAAAAAGCAAAAGAAGAATCTTTAAAATCAGCAAATGCTGTAAAAGCTCTGGTACCTTCAGAGCTGATTGATTATTGGACCAAAGTAATTCATTACTTAGATAACAAGTGACATGACTGAAACAAAAATAACAGGCCTCTTATTTAAGTTGGCTGACCTTGGTGTGACTGGTCTTCTGGTCACATATTCAGGTGGTGGAGG